TTGCGCTTGCGTTTAGCGGCTTGTTCGCTTTTTGATATTCTTCTTGCGCTCATGAGTAAGCAATTCTAGAACCATTGATTCAAGTTTATCTATGCGCGACACGATGTTTGATGCCTCAAGTATTGATGGCACTTCATGTCGGATAATGTATCTAAGCCCACCGACAATGAGCGCGCAGCAGGAAAGGATGGCAGCTACAAAGCCTGCCCATTCAGCAGGGCTCAACGCCGACCAAACGCCGTGTCGTTAGGGTTTAACCAACGAATTATTACAGGCGCAGTTGCACTTACAGCGCTTGTCAGAATTGTTTTCCAATCCAATCCCACCGCTAGGTAGGTTGCCAATCCTGCTGCTAGAAAAGAACGTGCCCAACTTGCGATTGCGGCTTTTAGACTTTCCATTTAAGGGCTCTCCTGTCAATATAGGGATTTGAAACATACTGCCATCTGTATCGCCCTTAGCAGTAAAGCTACAATGTATGTGTGTTTTGTGCGGATTTATGCCTGTGTATTTTCTCCACTTATAGTTTTTCTTCCAACTGGCAATTTTGCCGTTAAAGATGATGTAGCTGATTCTCTTATCAGTTCTGGCAAGTAGCCGTAACTGATCCGCCAAGTCAAATGCCGTGGCCTCATGGGATTTGAAATCACTTGACACATCAATGGCACGAACAATCCCTTCAGCAGTTGGATTGTGATCGGACTTACGCGCTGCATGACGTCTATCACCGAGCCATCCGTCTGAAGTTCTACCTCTATTGGGAAACGCATCATCTATCTGCTCGCGTAATTGCTGACCAGCTTTGCATAGTTTAGGCATTATCTTTATAGATTGTGCTATAAACCAAGGGCTGATTTAAGGTCAGGCAGACTTAGACCTACGCTGGCTAATTTATCCTCTACCGACATTTCAATAATCGTTGGGTTTTTTATTTCATTTTCAACTTCAGCCCAAGTCGGTTTTTGAATGTTTTCGGACAACCAGTCAATTTGTGAATAATCGTCCCCCCTCAAAACCCATTCAGCACCTGGAGATAAAATTAATAAAGCGCGGGATATTTTTTGATTCAAAGTCATTATGCACCTATTTCCATCGCAATAATTGTTGCTGGCGCGTTTCCAAATTCAGTATAAACTGTTGAGTTTGCACCTGTTCGCCTTGCAAATTGTGTTTTATAAGTAATTGCTGAAGTCGTTGCTGGAGAATCTAATTTCGTTAAAGCATTATAAGTAGAAAGCGATCCTGAATTAGAAATTCCTGTAAATTTCCCAACAACCGCATAATCTGCGGCCAAGATGCTTGTTGCATCTCGCAACAGTTGCCATTTAGCATTACATTCTTCATTGGCAGTATTTCCAAAGCCAAGGGTTTGAGTAACAATAATTAAAACTTTACTTGTAGCAGAACTTGGAGTAATACTTACGCTTAATCCAGTATCTGCATAGGTTGAACTGGTGCTACTGCTTTCTACTGCATTTGTGCCTTCTACTACTTGCAACACCTTTCCACCACCAGCAGGAGCAGCCCATTTAATTTTGCCGTCAACGGCAGTATCTACTGTCAATACATTTCCGTTGCTACCTATTGCAAGGCGCTGGAAAGCATCGGCTGCATCTCCAATTATCAAATCACCTTCAGCATCAATTGCAGTTGCCATTGTGTTTGTTACAACTGGAATTGGGCCTGTTCCGCTTGCTACTGAAATACCTGTGCCAGCTTGAACTTCAGTTACATCGCCTGCACCGCTAACACCTACCCAAGCTGATCCATTGTAAACTTCAACAGCATTGGTATCTTGTAAATAAGACATCATACCTTCAGCCAACACGCCGCTTAATGCTGTAGTGCGAGCAGTAGAGTTGGCAAACACCATAACTGTCTGCTCTTGTAAATAAGTATTAACTTGGGCTGCGGTTAGCACATCCCCAGTATTAAAGAGCTTATATCCTGCGCCTGCCATTTGTTCTCCTTAGTAGCTCAGCACGTCTTCGCCTAGTATACCCGATACATCGGAATCTAGGACAAAGCCTGCTAATAGTGGTTCGGTGGTGTATAGGGTAGTCATCCAAGATGACTTGGTAATGTCGTGATGAATAGCATTTACTAGGCTTGATTGCACTACGCTAGTTGATCCAGGGGTGGTCTTAGTAACTGTTACTCCATCAAGCAATTCTATGTCTACCCCTGCCAATGGCTTATTGGGGTTGGCATCATCATAAAGGTTAAGCTGAATGCTATCTATGCGTATCTCTGGGTCTTTGCGTGTGGCAAGTATGCCCTCGGCTTGGTCTAGGGCTTCAGCATCGGTCTGCACCAATATGCCTGAGCGTTGACCTGAATGTAAGAAATACTTATCAATGGAATCTTGGTCAAAGGCATTCTGAGCTGTGCCACCTAAGCGTGTAATGGTTACATCATTTATCAAGTTTGTATCATCAAAGGCAACTACGGCATTGGTGTATGAAATGTCCGTGCCTTGATCGCTAAACTCATAGACCGGGAACGCTGGCGTGGCTATAAGGGCATTACGGCTTACGAAATCAACCTTGCCATTGGCATCTAGGAAGATGCCCCCAAACTCGCTCTGTTCCACGTTAAAGAGCGCCTGAAGGGCATCCCTGTCTGTGCCTGGGTCTGCCTGAAGGGTTGAATCGCCTGTGTCTACGTTACGCAAGCTTAAAGGCCATTCAATCTCATCTAGTATGGCATTTACTCTAGCCCCTGAAGTTTGCACCCCTGAGCCTGTAACAGTTGTTATGCCTGAACCTGCCAGCAACTTAAAGCCATCTACGCAGCGCAGGGTAACTGTGCTTAGTTCATCGTTGCCTTGTCTAAATCCTGTGTCGTAAGTGTTAATAAATCCTGAGAACAAAAAGTAATCTTGGCTGTTGTAGGTAGCATAGATAATGATCTGTCTTAGCGGAACAAGGTTTGGATAGTAGATACTGGCTGGGTTAGTTGGATTCCAATCACCCGTTTGATCATAAAGCGTTACATTGGCTGTGCCAGCTTCAAACTGTGATGTCAAACGATTGCGCCCACGCCTGATAGAAACTCTGGTAACTAGGTCTGTTATCTCAATAGGCAACGTGCCTGAGCCAAGGGTATTTGTGCCTAATATGCCTTCAGTTGCGCTACCTAAAATTAAAGGGTTGATTTCAAAAGCGGTATCGCTGTCAAAGTCAACAAAAACACGCAGCGTAGGTGCTGGCATTAAATCGCCCTACTTTGCAAAATAAGCCCTTTACCTGTCTTTTGGTAATTGTATTGAATGTCCGTTATTACTTCAGCCAAATCTTCAGCACTTGTAACGTTGCCTTCAACAGTTACATTAATGGTCGTTTCAGGAATTATGCCTTGGCTTGTTGCAGCTTCAATAGATTGATTTAGATACTCATTCGCTAATTCAAGGCTTGCTAATGCTGCTGCCAAATCTGCTGCTGCAAGGCTTTGTGTTAGTAGGCTTGTAGCATCTACGTAAGCATTGGCGGCATCTACTGCTTCTTGCGCTGCTGCCTTTTCTTCAGGTGTGGTTGCTGATGCTACGGCTGCTGCTGCCTGTGCAACGGCATTAATTGCATCGGCTGAAGATAGTTCAGCGAATACGCTTGAAGCCTCGGCAGCTTCCTTAAATGTTGATGCTTTATCTGTCTTAGCTGCTAAAACGTTGGCATTAGCACTTGCTCTGCTAACGGCTATGCTAGACATTAACTCATTAAGCAAAGATTGTTGTTGCGCCAAAGTATTAAATAAATCCGTTATGTTCTTTTTTGCAGCAGCAAAATATCCATCCCATTCTGAGAATGGATTGCCAGCCTTTAGATTTGTTAATGATGTAGCAAGATCAGTTGTTTGCTTTTGTATCTCTTTTAACTTCTCTGCAAGGGCTGTAGCAGTTGCGCCATCTTCAGCCAAAATAGCCTTCATCAACATTAAGCGCGTGCGTTCTTCCTCAGTAATCTTGCCCTGCAACGCAGCCTCTATTTGTATTTTCTCTATGTCAAATACAGCCTTGGCCTTGGCTATGGCGAGTGCGTTTTTCTTTTCTTTGTCTGCTAACTTGTCTTGCTCTTTTTTTGTTTTTGTTATGCTTTGCTCAGCTTTAAGAATACGATTGCGAGCGCGTAGACCAGCTCGGCCTCTTTCTTCCTCTAGGCGTGTAACTTCAGCAGTTGATTTGACCAAACTACGCACAAACTGTTGGAAAGCGCCATCACTTTCTTCAAAATCTTTTACAATGTCTTGGAACGCTTTTGCAAAGAATCCTGTTGCTTGGCCTGCTGCATATCCCAAGGCATCGCCTAATCCAATTACATCTTCTTGCAATTGCTCAATTTCAACTTGGCTGTCTTGTAAACCTTTTACTAAACCTTCACCAAAAGCTTCTTTTGCTTGCTCAACCGATTCTGTAAGCCTAGCCATTTTGCCGGCTAAAGTATCGGCGGCCTTGGCTGACGATCCTTGAAACTTATTTTGCAGCTCTGCAAGCACTTTATCAAAATCACGCGCTTTTAGGTCTGCTGTTGTGTAGCCAATTCTTAATTTAGCAAGGGCCGTTGTTTCGCCAAGGTAGGCACGTTGCAAAGCACTTGTTACAGTTTTTAAGTCCTTAGATGTGCCTGCTGATATATCTAGTGCTGTGTTTAATAATTTCTGTGCAGTAGTTACATCTTCAGTTGCTTGTGATAAAGAATTAAAAGCATCTGTCAAGACACCACCTGATACACCGCTAAGCAACGCAAGGTTATCAATATATTGATTGACAAATGGAGAAGCAAAGCCAAGGTTAATGGATTCTAATTGTGTTCTGAGAAGGTTTGCTTCTTTCTCTGCATCTTGAAATGCTTTTACTGAATCTTTGCCAAACTTAATAACTGCGCCAACTGAAAAAATGGCAGCAAACTTCTTGCCTAATGCGCTAAATGCTTTGTCGGCTTTGCCAACTGCTTTATCATCAAAAGTTGTTACTATGGGAAAACGAATAGCCATTGTTACAACCTCGCTATTTCTGCATTAGCTGAAGCAGCTACTTGATCTAAAACCTTCAAAATTGTTGCCTGCGCTTTGCCTTGGTTTTCTACTAAACTTGCTCCTAATAAACGGCCTTGTGTTTTTGCTGTGCGCCCAGTTTGCTTTAATTGGCCTATTTCAGTATTGATGTTATCAATAAAGTTTCTGCCTGCACTTGGATTATTAGACTTTGCATCCGGGCTTCCGTATCGGTTTTGTCTGCCAGCAGTTTCAATAATTGCACCAGCCGCCGACTTGTTAAGCAAAGATATTAATGATGCCCACCCTGATCTGTTGGCCTTGCCTTTTGCTAAAGAATACGTCAAGCCACGTCTAACAACGTTTGGCTCAAAACTAGGAAAAGCGCGTTCACGACCTGTTCGGCTTTTGCGTTCGTAACCTGGATAATCAAAGTTTCTTAGATTGCCAATTGTGCCAGGCACGTTGCTACGAGCTGCTGTGGTTATTTCTTTTAAGGGCGCAGCAATTTCTTTATCGTATGCCTTTAAGGTTTGTGGGGCTAGTTTGCGCAGTATCTTTCTAGCCTCTACGACCCCTGCGACCTCTACTGGCATTTTTCCTATCTTCCGCTTGTTTCCTTAAAACTTCTTGGATAGCGTTCAACATACCTCTATCCATATTGATAAACTCACTAGGCGCAATTCCTGTATGAACAGATAGCTGGGCTATTCTGTAAGTATAGGAATCACGCGTTAGCCATTTGGGGAATCATCACCAAGAACTTCAACAGCCTTCAAAGTGCTTAGAAACTTATCCCCAAATGGAAATACGTCTGGCGCATCTGCTCTACGCAGACACTCCCAAGCAAGCCAATAAATATCGCTCTGCTTTTGATCTTCTCTGAAAGCC